AAACTATATAAATTAACTTCAATATTATTTTCTAGTAACGCTACAGAAAAATCTGCGGGAACTTCCATGTCTAGCAAATCATCTTTCTTGTTTGCTATGATACGGGATACGTTATACCGTGTATAAGAATCTGATAGCTCTTGCAGATTACTTTGATAGTTTTGTTGTTCTGCCATTAATCTAACTCTTCAAAATTTTTATTTATTCTTGTTAACCACACGTTATAATCTAACTTTTCTTTATAAATTGAGTGTCTGTATCAATTACTCTCGAATATTGCCCGCTAACGACCTTCAACTTTAGCTTATAAAATCTTCCTTTATATAACGGAGATGTATCTAATACTACATATGAGCCAGTGGGGTCAGTGTCTATCTTACTATAATCATCAAATGGAATTATGGTAGTGTTACTTTGTGCATCTATAATTGAATAGTATGACGATGATGGAAGATAATATTTGTTTTTGTAACGTAACGTAGAATCAAATGAACGTAATGGATATTGGTCACGAACAACAAAAGTCAATTTATCCACATCACCTTTTGTATATGACTGACGCAAGTTACTTGGAACCGTTTTTACATTCAAATTTGGAATTGCTGACAAACTTCCTGTGGAGAAGGTTTGGCTATTCCATGCAATTTCTAGTGTAGGTTGGTGAATTGTATGTGTTTGTGTAGAAAATACTTTAATATTGCCACGATTTGTATAGTCAGTTTCATCTGTTGTTGGAAATTGTACAACTAGTCCATAAAATGTATCTTGTAATGATTGACTGACTATAGGTCTTAAAATATTTGTAACGTCCACTCTAATATCTTGTAATGGGTACGTTGTAAGAGAAACACTCTGACTGGTTGACCCAGTTAAAAAGTCTCCACCTGCACTACTCCACGATACCGTTGATGTACAATTTACCCACGTTGCCCCATCATTTGAATTTTGAACATTTTGATAGAAAACACCGCTTCCTTCGTCCCACGAACGAGATATTTGGTATATTACAAGTTTTTGATTTCTGTTCAAGTCGCTTGCATTTGCTAATTTTAAGTTTAAGAAATAACTAGCAGTTGCAGGAACACTTGCTGTTGTTGGTAAGTCAAAATATATCAACGTTCTTGCTGATCCTGTTGAATAAACAGTTGAGCTGGTAAAGTTTACATCGGTATTGATAACTTTACCGATATCAAGTATTTCATCTAATCCCGCATTACTACTAGTAAACGCTTGATAAAGTGTAGTATCTCTACTGGCGGTTAGTATTATTCTCATTGGGTAGCGTTTCCTATAATATCAGTTGTTGGGTATTTCAACTCAAAGATACTTGGGTCGAGACTTGGATAGATAACCCCATTAATTGTTGCCTCGTCAATGTCGTATCGATAGTTTTGGTATCCCGTCCCATCTTGGAATTGATACTTGTTAAAGATACGAACACTTTTCACTGTTTGTACGCCCTCGACCAGTCCAATATTATACGAAAGGTCCGCGAGGACGATAGGTTGATTTATATTCCATTTACTTGTATCAAAGAAATCTTGTACAGCTCCAATACTTCGTGCAAGAACATCGTTGACATTATAATTTCTGAGCACGGATATATCAAACTGTACGCCTATATTAATAATAAATGCATCAAGAATATTAACATCGTCTGTCAACATTCTAAACTGTTCAAGGTATCGTGCTAAATTTTCCTTAACTAATGTATTTAATGTTGATAAATTTCCGTTAGTATCATATCCTAATGTATATAAATTAATTACATTTGGACGTACTGGGTTATCTACATATACTCTGTCATTTTGTGCTGTTAAAATTCTATTAATTTGTTCATCACGTACCGCAAATGCTTTTGCAATACGACCAAACTTTGATGGAAGTGCATATGACCGTACTGCGTAATCTTCTACGGTAACTACACGATTTTGTGCGTTGAAAAATGCTAATGCGTTTTCACGAATTTCGTCTATTGATTCCCCTTCTCCCCCGCCCGTGGCGGGTAAATCGTTATTGACAGTAATACTTTGTACTGATGCGTTAAACGTAGTAAGTTCACCAGAAGTGTAGTTTGTAGTATCATTTAAAACTATTATTTCTGCTACACGGTTTATTGTATTTGATGGCGTGTTCGTATTTACCCCTCCGCCGACCAAATATGTTACTGTTAATGTTGTATTTGCCGGAGATATACCGTATGCATTACTATTAAGAAAATTTACGTTATTGATGGATACGTTACCCAAAATATTTTCAATAGTATTTCCATATTGAGAATTTGCAACTTGTCTAGAATCTAATGTAGTATTCACTTCTGCGTCATTGTCAGTACCAGAACCAAACATCAATTCCATGCGATTATTTCTATTAATTCTGGTTACGAATCTACGAGGAACTTTACGAAGTCTTAACTTGGATGATGGCAAAATTCCAGTTTCACCGTTACTAGTTGTATCTAACTCATCCATAATAACATCTTGTGCTAAATAATCTACTTCATACCACACATTCCCGTTTGAATCAACTACACTTTCAATACCGATAATAGATTCTTCTGGCATCAATACAGAAGTGAATTTTTGTGCGCTACCAAACGTAAATGTAGTAGTTCTTTCTTCTGCGGATACCAATCGCGCTGGCTTACTAACGATAAATGTTGACGGGTTACCGCTAGAAAAAGTATTAACTATATAATCTTCAGCAGTAATATTGGAAAAATCCACATCTTCACTTAATCTAAACTGTACCGACGTTTGACCCGTAGCGACAAATGTACTTCCTTTTGCTACCTTTACCAAATATTTTGAATCTGGAATGTATACCCCATTATCAAGTATGGCTGGAGCTAATTGATATATGGTTGCTGTTGTAGTAGACGGGGAGACTAATTTTGGCTTGTATCCAAGAAACTGCGCTATGGAAATGACATTTTCTTGTTGTTCGGCGTATGCCAATAAATTTTCTTTAAATTGATTATCAATATAAAATGACAAGACATCACCAATATATGATGCCATTTCAATAAACATCATACCAGGCGACGTTTCATTAAAGTCCGAATATGAGTTAGGGTAATATGCTTTAGCAAATTCTATGAGATTCTGTCTAAAGTCCGTAAATGTTTTAGCAATGTAGTTAATTTGCTTTACATTTGGCCGTGGTTGTATGTTTACCGGTTGGTTCGTTGCCATTTAAAACTCCAAATTAGTTAATTCTTCTTACACGACGAGCGTTTTTAACTTGATTATTTACCCGTTCAACTTCTGTTTGGGTAGTTACTGGTTCTACAGGAAATGCGACCGCTGGTGCTCCAAGTGCGGTTGTTAATATACTTATCTGGTCTGTGACATTAGGGTTATTTCTAAATCTATAAATACATTTTATATTAACAATATTTTCGCTATCCGTTTGTGTAATTTCAAAATCCGTTAACTCAATGAATGGTAACCAACGGTCTACTGCATCTGCCACCGCCAACCTAGCATTTTCCAAAGTTTCATCGGTTAATGGTTCAAATAATACCTTCCATAAATCACAACCCAATTCCGGTTGTCCGACTCGTTCACCTTTCTTTGTAAGAATTAAATTCTTAAAATTAGAACGAACTTGTTGGATTACCGTCGTTGATTGGTCAAACATTCCCGTTTGGCCCAATCGAATTGGTAACGTGATGCCGATGAATTTTTGAGCCATATTACTTACTCAATCCCATAGCCTTCATAACTTGGGAATAATCACGATTAATTGCCTGAACCGCTGGATTATCTTCCGACATTCCTTTTGGTAAATTTGGCATAATCTTGTCGGTGGTTGCGATAATAGTGTCTCCGTGACGTTCTAATCCCATCATTTCGGCTAATTGGGACCGTGAAAGCTTTGATTTTGTGGTAGTATTAGTTTCGCCAACTGGTTGTGCTTTCTTAATTTCTACAATTGCTTCACCAAGAATTTCTGGAAGAATTTTCTTAACGGCTTTTTCTACAGATTCTTCAATTTGTTCCTTGACTAATTCTTTGACATACGCTCTGAATAATGCTTTATCCATAATATTACCCTCTACTGGTTATTAAATCGTCCAAGAACCGTGGTTTTTGTTCCTTGGTTTTTTAGTGACCGTCTGTATCTGAACGGATTTTCTTGTTTTTTAAGTTCTGCGTCTAGTGCTTTAATCGATGCTTGTTGACGTTGTAATTTAATTCTATCTATTTTAGTCTTAATGTAGTTTTTAATATCACCATATGACGGTATTCTTGGTTTTGAAACTATAAAAGTTGGTATTGAAGGAAGCGTTGGTAACGAAGGTAGCCCACTGGTGTAGGACGTTGCTGCACCCAATACTCGCGCTCTAATCTGGTCAATACTTCCCGTACCAAACAGTCTATCAGGTATAACCGTGTTTAGTATAGCAAATTGTGATATCTTTGGTACATTAATTGATGGTATATTTCCCGCCAATGACTGAAACGATGCAGAAATTTCACTTGTGTTAGTTCGTAATAAATTACGCGGTAACCCTCCAATACTAGCCGTAGGTAAAACTTGTTCTACTACTTCTTGTCGAACCGGATTATTTATTGGTAATAAATTACTTGGTATTGCCATAATCAGTTATTTGTTTTAGACGTAAAATTACTAGTACTATTGAATATAGCCGTTACTCCGGGTACCAAAGGTGTGCTGGGCGTTCCGAGACTTGTTCTTAACACAGTAATTGCTTTTATAAATGGCGTTGGATTTAATGTAGCAAATGATTTTGGTATTTCCACCAAAAATGCGTCCATTAAATCTCGTAACCATTCTGCCAGCTCTCCACCAAGAACCATTGGTTGTGTTGTATCGTTTGGTGACGCTCCTATAAATATCTTTTTACCCGATATTATGTAGTTTCCTGAGGTTCCTTGGGAAATATCGTTTGTTACATTTATGTTAATCGAACGACCGTTTAGCACCAAATCCCGTGGGGTGGAGATTTCGATATCTCGTTCTGCGGTAATAAACACGGATTTACCAGAATCTATCGTAATTGATTCCACTGCACTTAAATTAATTTCTTTCTTAGCAAACAGAGATATTTCGTTTGCTTTACTGTTTAAAATTACTCTGTCAGAATTCAGAAAAATCTGTGCTCCTGTATATTTTGTAGAATCTGACGATTCCGCCGAGCGTAAATGTGCTATACTTGACTTGGTAGCGGGGTCAAGTACTATTTTTTCATCCACTACCATCCAAAAACTACTTTTATCTTTATTGATATCTTCGTAGGTTAATCCGTAAGGACCACCTGC